ACCTCAGCAAGAGATTCGCATCTAATTACGCAGCCATCGATGACAATGAAGTGTACAACTTGTTGCATATGCAGTGATTTATATGTAATCAGGTGATAAGTGTTTAACAAGTGACAAGTAACAAGCAGCTAACCTATAGAGATAAGCTGCTTGTACGTTCACTTGAAACCTCTGTTATTACAGAGGAGTAGCCCAATAGAGATTAGCAAGAGCTTTCTTTTCTCTATCAAGCACGTTCTTATCAGTGATCACGAAGGGTACTTGATCACCAGCTTCGAGTCCAAGTTCTTCTGCATTTTGATAAGCTACGAAGCCTAATCTTCCACCTTGTGTACGAAATTCACGTTCTACACCATTGATGGTTACAGTCTTCTTTCCAATTTTAGATTCAGCTACGATGAATCCATTTCCTGATTTTGTTGTTTTTACGAAGTATGCCATAAAATTAAGGGGGTTTTATTGTCCCAAGGTTAAGAGGGGGAGTCGATGATTAGGAGGTAACCACCTTCTCTAACACAAAGCTAGCTAATTAGGGCTAGGGGGTGTTTTGTAAAATAAGACTAGGAGGGGGTATGTTTCTTGAGAAACATTATGGGGGGATATAGTACAAAGTGGTACTAACCACGCATTTTTGCTATGTATAATATAATAATGTATTAGTATTATGGTATGTTATACATAGCATTTTTGCGTGGTAGGTAGGATATCAACATTGTGTGGGTAAGTATATGTTGTTGATATATTAATTAAAATTAAATTTGTTAAGTTTAAACATTTAAAGTATATTATATTATGGAGACAAGAAAAATCACACAAGAAGGGGAAGAAGAATTACTTTCTCATTACAGAGTAATTAGAGACAATAATGGAGAAGAGCTAGGGGGTGTTCCTGTAGTGGATGTAAGGGATGGGCTTACATATAGGATGCTAGGGGAGCAAATGTGTAAAGCTAATAACAGGAGTAAGTTTATTAATTATAACAGATATCATTCATCACCTAAAAAGAAACAATATGTATCATGAGTGTAAAGTGTATTGTCATTCAATACCACAAGAGCAAGCTGAGATATTAAATATTACAGATAGTGGAAAGTGGCTTCCCTTCACTATTTATCTTGGATGTATTAATGCATTTAAAATGTCTACAGATGAGGAAGAGGATTCTACAACATTTTGCACTACGGTGTATACAGATACAGGAGACATTTATATATTAGACACTCCCTATCCTAAGTTTAATACTATATGGAAAAAGTTTATGGATTTGGAAGAAGAAGCCACAGATGAAAGTAGTGACGATGATATAACTCTTTAATAATTAAAAAACCCAACAATTATGTCAGAAGAACAAAAAGTTCCAACAAAGGATGAGATTGTAGCATTCCTTAAAGAGCAAATTGAAGTGAAAGAACTTCAGGCTCAACTACAAGATCTTAACACGCGCATTGCTAAAGGTAGAGCTGAAGAGATTCAAGCTATTAGCTTTGTAGCACAGATGACAAACCCACAACAGCAAGCAGAAAGTTTGCATGACACAAATCCTGGTGATAAGTATATCCTTACAGAAGAAGATATGGAAATCAATCCTACACTTGCTGAGCAAGGACTTAAAGCTGGAGATGAAGTGTTGATTGGAGAAGACCAGGAGGTTCCTGCAAAACGTTCTCTTAAAAAGAAAAAGTAAAATGGCAGTAGTAAATCAAATAGAAAAAAAGATTAGGATGAACAACTGGGAAGCTGTAAAGTACCAGTTGCTCACCTACTGCTACATCTATAAGATTTCTGTAAGTGATGCCGATCTTAATTGTTTAACATTTTTAGCACTTGAGGGGGAGCAGGAGCTCACATCATTCTGTGGAAGAGTGCATGAGAAAAAGATATTCTCTTCCCCTCAAAGTGTTAGAAACTGTTTAACAAAAGCTGCAAAGAAAAACTTAATTGTAAAGGAAGGTAAGAACAAAAAGAAAATTAGTATTAACCCAAAGCTTGATGTGTTTTCAAAAGGTAACTTGCTTCTTAATTTTAAAATATTAAGTCTTGCGTCCTAAAAAAGCAAAAGAGTTTGTAGACGAGGTAGCTAAAGAAGTGGGGTTAGCTAAAGAGGTGGTTGATGGTATTATAAGTTTCTATTACAGAGAGTTGAGACAAAACCTCAGTAGTATTTGTCACTACAGAGTACATGTAACAAATCTTGGAGATTTTACAATTAAACATTGGAAGATTGATGATAAGATTGACAAGCTTCAGAAATTTGAAGAGAATAATAAATCTAAAGGACTTCAAAAAATAACAGCTAGGTTTAAAACAGCTGAATCTTTATATGAGTTAACTGCTCTTAAAAAGTTAATTGAAGAAGAAAACCAAAGAAAAGAATTTATTAAGTTACACAAAAAACAAAAGAAATGAGTTTAGGTGCTAATATATTTAAGATTTGGAAAAATAAAGGTGCAATTCTTGAAGGTATTGCTAATTCTATTTTTAAGAAAGAAGATGTAGAAGAAATTGCACAACATAGAATGCAGATATGTAATGAATGTGAACTTTTAGATGTGCAGGGAGAAGGATGCTTAGTCCCAGGAACTGCACCATGTTGTAATGAAAACAAAGGTGGTTGTGGATGTAGCTTGTCATTAAAGACAAGAGCTCTTAGTTCAGATTGTCCTCTTGGTAAATGGGAAGCTGAGCTTACAGAAGAAGAGGAAGACAAACTAAATGAAAAATTAGGATTATGAGTATATTAAAATTTTATGCTGATAAACATAAGTATATAAGTGATGATGGTACAGATTGGTTAAGTGTAACTAGTCTTATCTCCAACTTTAAACAACCTTTTGATGCTGATGCTATAGCTGTTAAATCTTCAAGAAATAAAAAGAGTAAGTGGTATGGGCTCACTCCTGAAGAAATTAAAGAAGCTTGGAAGGCTGAAGCAAATAGAGCAACAACATTAGGTACATGGTATCACAATCAACGTGAAGCTGATATATGTGAACTTAATAATATAGAAAGAAAAGGTATAACAGTACCAATTTTTAAACCTGTTGAAATTGAAGGGATTAAACATAGTCCAAACCAAAAGCTTACAAATGGTGTCTATCCTGAACACATGGTGTATTTGAAATCAGCAGGAATATGTGGACAATCAGATCTTGTAGAAGTGATAGATGGAGAGGTGCACATAACAGATTATAAAACTAACAAGGAGATTAAGCTTTCAGGATTTACTAATTGGGAGGGACAAACACAAAAAATGTCAGCACCTGTATCGCATTTAGATGATTGTCATTTGAATCACTATGCTTTACAGCTTAGTATGTATATGTTTATTATTCTTAAGCACAACCCTAAATTAAAGTTTGGAAGCTTAACAATACATCATATATTGTTTGAAGAAGTGGGGCGAGATAAGTTTGACAATCCTATTACAGCTCTTGATACAAATGGTGATCCTATTGTTTTAGATGTGGTGCAATACGATCTTCCTTATTTAAAGCAAGAAGCAATATCTGTAATACACTGGTTAGAAGATAATCGTAACAAAATAAAACCTAAATACTAATGTGGTTTGAAGTAATTAAGCTGATCGTAACAATAGCGCAGCATAAAAAAGAAACAGATCAAAAACAAAAAGAACGCGTTTCTAAAATGCTTTTGCAAATGTCTGAGCTTCTTGTAGAGACAGCAAAAGAATTAGCAACAGGTGTTTATCCACAAGGTAAGTGTGCTGCAATGTGGGCTCTATCAGAAGACTTTTTAAATTACATTCAAGATAAGGTGAATGAAGAAGAGTTTAAATTAATAGGTGGGATGCTTCATTCATGTTCTCAACTTGAGAGAGAATATGCTAATAGAGAAAACCCACAAACTATAACAGATTTGTTTTTAGCATCTGGACAACTACATAGCTTATCAATTTTATACGGAGTATGATAACACAAACAATACATGAAATACATAATCCTTTTGATGCATATGCGAGACAGCTTGGAGAATGCCTTGTTATGTTTATGTTTGGTGGTAGTGTAACCTCCAATCCACAGTTTGTTGTACGTATATATGAAACAGGAATGATACGTACAGTGGATCAAAATGATTTGATTGTATATGGTAATCCTACAGCAGGAGAAGATTTAGTTCCTAATATTCCTGCAGATTGGAAACCACATAAAGGAAGATGGGGAAAAGGAGCTGTAAGAAACATGGACTTTTTAAAAGAAAAAGAAAATGGCAAAGAAACCACTAACTAAAAAGTTTTTAATTAAACGAGGTGTTTGTTGTGGAAGTGGATGTCAAAACTGCCCATACACACCTAAGCACAGAAAAGGTTCTACAGAACTAGAAGTGATTAAACTTTTAGACGAATGGATTGATGATTATGAAGATGGGCTAATAGAACTAGGAACGTCTGCAAGAAAGTGCTATATGAATCCAGAACATCAAGCATTGGGTATTACAACATGGATACACGATGATGAGCTTAAAAAATATCACGTCCTTCGTGGTTTAAGTAAAAGTGTAGATAGAACAATACAAAAAGGATAAAAACATGATTAGGCTATTTGATATACAGAATAATAAGGTGGTTCCTACAGAACATTGTTACACCCTTAAGTTTTTAAAAGATATTATGGATGAGTTTCCAGAAGATTATTTAAAAATTTATGCATATTTGTTTTATATGGCATGTCCTAGTCCTGATGTAAATCCATTCTTTGATGTACCAGAACATGAAAAAGAAGAACTCATTCTTAAAGAAATTGATGCTGAGTTTAGCACTGATGAAGATCTTATCATTAATGGTCTTAAGATGTGTAAGAAGTTGTACGAGACACCAACGTACAGAGCTTATGCTGGTATCAAAAGCATGTTAGATAGGCTTGCTAAATACATGGAGACAACAGAGATTGAACATGGTAGAGATGGTAACATTACAGCACTTGTTAATGCAGCATCAAAGTTTGAAGCAATACGTCAGAGTTTTAAAGGCACACTACGAGATTTGGAAGAAGAACAACAATCTTCAGTGAGAGGTGGACAAAACTTAGCATACGATCAATAAATTAAACCCCCTTATACAAAATGAAAAAACGAGTATTATTTATTTTAAAGAGAAGAGAAGATTATGGTCAAGAACATTATTCTAATGAAGGCCTAACAACAGGACTGTACAATTCAGCAACATTTGTAAAAGATATGTTGCAAAGAAAAGGTGTTCCTTCAAAACTTGTTGTTGTTACAGATAACAATGACATTGATAGAGAAGTGGCAGAATTTAAACCTACAAATGTAATTATTGAAGGATTGTGGGTGGTTCCTGAAAAGTTTGATGTATTAAAACAACTTCATCCAAATGTAAATTGGATTGTACGTATACATAGTAATTCTCCTTTCTTAGCTAATGAAGGAGTTGCATTTGATTGGATTGCACAATACACTTCAATCTCTAGAGTATTTGTTGCAACAAATGCTAATGCAATGAATAAAGAATTAAAGTTTTATGTAAAAGGTAGATTTTCAGTGACACCAGAAAAAGAAGAAGATAAAATTATAGATCTGCCAAACTACTATCCTGAAACATTTGAAAGAACAAAAAAAATAAATACAAAAGCTGAATATATTAATATAGGATGTTTTGGAGCTATTCGTCCATTAAAAAATCATATGGCTCAAGCAATAGCTGCTGTAAAATTTGCAGATAGTGTAGGTAAAAAATTACGTTTTCATATTAATACAGGAAGAATAGAACAAAATGGCCAAGCTGTTTATAACAATTTAAAATCATTTTTTAATAATTTAAATAAAAAAGGGCATCAGCTTGTTGAACATCCTTGGATGTCAAGAGAAGAATTTTTACAACTATGTAGACAAATGGATATTGGTATGCAAGTTTCTTTCTCTGAAACATTTAATATTGTAGCTGCTGATTTAATAAGCCAAGGGGTTCCTGTAATTAGTACAAATGAAATTCCTTGGATGAGTGGAATGTTTACCGCATCACCTACAGATACAGATGAAATTGCTAGAATGTTAAGAAGAGCTTATCGTCAAAGTTTAATAAATGTACATCTTAATAAAACTAAGTTATTAAGTTATGTTAAAAAGTCTAAAGACGTTTGGTTAAAGTTTTTTAAATAAATGTCCCTAAAGGCCATAGGGTCGTAGTTCCTCTCACGCTACCCATAAGAACAGCGCCCCAGGAGAGCTAGATCGTAAGCTAGATGGGTTTGGCAACTTTCCTACTGACGAGAGAATAAGTTGCATATTGTAGGGTGATGAAATTGGCATACATGCCCACTTGTCTCGTGGGTGTGGAGCATCTGATAAAGACAGGATAATGGGTTGACCACAAGCGCGCAATGTTCTGTTCCTAAAGACCACGTGTAGGTTCGAATCCTGCTCCTACAGCTAATGGTGGATTAGCCAAGTTGGTAAGGCAAGGCTCTGCAAAAGCTTGATGCGCAAGTTCGATTCTTGCATCCACCTCAAAATTATAACAACTTGAAAAAAACTAAATCAGAATTAGAATTTTTTAATCTATTCCCCAATAAAACAAAACGATGGGCAATAGAAGAAGAAGATATCTATTTACATTTTGATGTGGTTATTGATGGTATTAAGATTGATATAAAAGGATTAAAGAAATTAAATAGAAATGATAATGATGTAAATCCAGAAATACATTGGATAGAATTACAAAACGTAAGAGGAAATAGAGGGTGGTTATACGGAGAGGCTGATAAGATAGCTTTTGAAACATTAGAAGGATATCTTTTAATTGATAGAATCACTCTTTATGAATTTTGTAAAGAAAAGATAGTAGATAGAAAAGTGTATAACAAAAAAGAACTTTATAAATTATATCAAAGAGAAAATAAAAAAGATGTAATAACACTTGTTCTTACAAAAGATCTTCTTAACTTACCACATGAATTAATATTAAAACAATAAGATATGTTACAAGAAACTAATCAAGATTTAGAAACAACATCTGTTGGTAATGGATTTATGTATAATTGGATATTTCATTTTAATCCATTTACTGAAGTGTGGAATGCAATCCCTAGAGATTTTTATAATGAGTATTGGAGTGATAGTGAAAATTCTAGAGTGTTAAAAAGTAGAAATATTTCTGATTTAAAAGATATTCTTTACAAAGCTCATGGGGATGAAGATGTAATAAAAGAAATTTTAAATGGATAATATTTACAAAGAGGTTCCTACATATAAAGATGGGATATGGACATCTACCATCTTTAATACTCGCGAAGAGTTTAGAGACTTTCTTGTGCCATTATTTAAGGAACCTGGTAAATATCACTTTGATGAAACAAGTTTAATATTTAATGCTGAAGCTCGCAAGTTTCAAAAGCAAAAATATTACTGCGATGCTCCTTCAAAAACTAAAGACTTTTTAGCATATTGGGATGATCAAAAAAACAAATGTCGCAACGGTATTATTGTACATTCTAAGAGTAACACTTGGTATATCACTCGTGATTATTATATGTGGCTTAATTTTCTTCCTATCTATGATAAGGAGGAAAAGCGCTTCGATTTTGCAAAAATACGTGACGCACAATATCACATGGCTTTGTATGAGCATTTAGCTGAGTTGCATTGGAAACACGCTATTATATTAAAGAAACGTCAGATTGCTAGTTCATATTTTCATATGGCTAAGCTTATAAACCAATATTGGTTTGAAGAAGGTGCTGTGTTAAAAATAGGTGCTAGTCTTAAAGATTACATTAATGAGAAAGGTTCATGGAAGTTTCTTAATGAATATAAGAACTTTCTTAATGAACATACAGCATGGTATAGACCTGCTGAGCCAGACAAGGTAGGTGCATGGCAACAACAAATTAAAGTGAGGATTAATGGTAGAGATACATATAAAGGTTTTAAATCTACTATTAATCTTTATTCATTTGAGAAAGATCCTACACATGGTGTGGGTGGACCTGTTACGTATTTCTTTCATGAGGAAGCTGGTATTGCTCCTAAGATGGATGACACTTATGGATTTATGAAACCAGCTCTTAAATCAGGTCACATTATTACAGGACAATTTATTGCAGCTGGATCAGTGGGTGATCTTGATCAATGTGAACCTCTTAAAGAATACATTCTTCAACCAGATGAGAATGGGTTCTATGGGGTTGAAACTAATCTAGTAGATAGCGATGGGACAATAGGAGTGACAGGACTTTTTATTCCTGAGCAATGGAGTATGCCCCCATATATAGATGATTATGGTAATTCTAAAGTGGAAGAAGCTCTTCAAGCTTTAGATGATGAGTTTCAAAAAGCAAAAAAGAAACTTAATCCAGAAGCTTATCAGCTTACAATATCTCAGCATCCTAGAAATATAGAAGAAGCTTTTGCTACAAGAAAGGTGAGTGTCTTTCCTCCACATCTTGTATCTAAACAAATGCAAAGGATTATGGATAAAGACTATCCTGTAGAATATCTTAACCTATCTAGAAATGCTGAAGGAAAGATAATAGCTTCCAACTCAAACAAACTTCCAATATCTGAGTTTCCCATATCTAAAAAAACTGAGGATAAAGAAGGAGTGATATGTGTATATGAGCGTCCTTGTAAAGATCCTACATTTGGTATGTATTATGCTAGTGTCGATCCTGTAGGAGAAGGTAAGACAACTACTTCAGAATCATTGTGTTCTATATACATATATAAAAATCCTGTAGAGGTTATAACAGATGATGGTGAAGGAAAAGTAAAAAACACTATTGAGCGTGATAAGCTTGTGGCTAGTTGGTGTGGTAGATTTGATGACATTAATAAAACTCACGAGCGTCTAGAAATGATGATTGAATGGTATAATGCTTGGACATTAGTAGAAAATAACGTAGCTTTATTCATCCAATACATGATTTCTAAAAAGAAACAGCGTTATTTGGTTCCAAAAGATATGATATTGTTTCTTAAAGATATAGGAGCTAATAGAAATGTATTTCAGCAGTATGGCTGGAAAAACGTAGGAACTATATTTAAAGGTACTATCTTATCCTATGGTATTGAGTTTTTACAAGAAGAACTTGATCATGAAACCCTACCTGATGGTACAATTGTTAAGACAATATATGGCGTGGAGCGCATTCCAGATCCTATGCTTCTTAAAGAGATGCAAGCATATAGAGAAGGACTAAACGTGGATAGACTTGTAGCATTTTGTTCATTGGTAGCATTTGCAAAAGTGCAGCAATCTAACAGAGGTTACACTAAGCGTATAGAGACTAAGGAAAACTTGGAAAATTCCCAAAAATTTAGTAAATTAAATTGGGGACCATTTAGACATATGGGTAAGTCTCATGGTAGTAAAAGTACTATGGCTGCGCCTTCTAGAAGAGCTTTTAAAAATATAAGATAAATGAATAGTCCCCTACATCTTAAAAAGATTGAGATTCTTACAAGACTTATAAAAGATGAAGCCATCACTATGCATGAGGCTTTACTTCTTTTAAAAGAAGAAGATCTTGACCAAGACAGTTATGAATATTTATTAAATGATTCATCATATTGGACAAAAGATTTAACAAATCGTGTCATATATTTTGATGGAGATGTTTCAAATTAAAAAGAATGCAAGTATATAATGCTCTTGATTTAAAAGGTGGTAAGAAAAGTGAGTATACCAAAATGGGTACTCTCACCCAACCTATTCAGTTTCTATCTGAAAAAGAAAAGGATGATCAGTGGCGTGCTTGGAACTTAGATTGGTTAGAATGGCAAGGACTAAAACAACTTAGACGTAATGCTCGTAGATTGATGAAAAACTACAAGCTTGCAAGGGGTATTATAGATAAGACTGATTATATTGTTGAGGAGGATAATGAAATGGCTGATTTGATTGATATCCTTACAAAAGAGGATGTGTCAGCATTTGAGCTTAAGTTCTATCCTATTATTCCTAGTGTAGTGAATGTACTTTGTAATGAATTTTCAAAGCGTAGTTCACGTATTATATTTAAAGCTGTTGATGACATTTCGTATAATGAAATGTTAGAACAGAAACGACAAATGATTGAAGATGTTCTTCTTCAAGAAGCTCAACAGAAGATATTGTACCAGATGATGCAAGGTGGAGCAGAGCTTGATGAAGAACAAATGCAACAAGCTTTAGCTCCTGAAAATCTAAAACAACTTCCTGAAATTGAGGAGTTTTTTAGAAAAGATTACAGGTCAATGGTAGAAGAATGGGCTAGTCATCAAATGGCTGTAGATGAAGAAAGGTTTAAACTTCAAGAACTAGAAGAGCGTGGATTTAGAGACATGCTTATTACAGATAGAGAGTTTTGGCATTTTAAAATGAATGAGGATGATTATGAGCTTGAGCTTTGGAATCCTCTTCTTACTTTTTATCACAAGTCTCCTGATACAAGATATATATCTCAAGGTAACTGGGTTGGTAAGATTGATTTAATGTCTGTTGCTGATGTAATAGATAAGTTTGGATGGATGATGACAGAGGAACAAATGCTCACTCTTGAAGCCATCTATCCTATTCGTTCAGCTGGATATATGATTCCAGGTCAACAAAATGATGGGTCTTTTTACGATGCCACTAAGTCTCATGATTGGAATACTCACATGCCAAGTCTTGGGTATAGACAATTTATGTCAATGTATGATAGTAAGTTTTTTGGTCAAGGGGACATCATTCATATGATACTTTCTGACTCAGAAGACTTTGCTGATTTTGGTCAAAACTATCTTCTTCGTGTTTCTACAATATATTGGAAATCACAGCGTAAGGTGGGACACCTCACTAGAATTACAGAAGAAGGGGAAATGATACAGGATATTGTATCTGAAGAATATAAGATTACAGATAAGCCTGTTTATAATACAAAAATGTTCAAGCAAAAGTCAAAAGAAAATCTTTTGTTTGGAGAGCATGTAGATTGGATTTGGATTAATGAGGTGTGGGGTGGTTTAAAGATAGGTCCTAATCGTCCTGCGTTTTGGGGTATGAGTAATCTTGGTGGTATAAATCCTATGTATATAGGATTAAATGGTGGTAAACCAGGTAGAGTGCCATTTCAATTTAAAGGAGATAGTACTCTTTATGGATGTAAACTTCCTGTAGAAGGATGTGTGTTCGGTGATCGCAATACGCGATCAATAAGTCTTGTAGACTTAATGAAACCATATCAGATTGGGTACAACATTGTAAACAATCAAATAGCTGATATCCTTGTAGATGAACTTGGTACAGTGATTATGCTTGATCAAAATGCTCTTCCTCGTCACTCATTAGGTGAAGATTGGGGTAAGAACAATTTAGCTAAGGCATATGTAGCAATGAAGAACTTTCAAATGCTTCCTCTGGATACTAGTATCACTAATACAGAAAATGCTTTAAATTTTCAACATTACCAAGTACTTAATCTAGAACAAACACAGCGTTTGCTTTCTAGGATTCAACTTGCTACATATTTTAAACAACAGGCGTTTGAGGTGATAGGTTTGAACCAACAACGTATGGGTCAACCTATTGCACAACAACAAACTGCTACAGGTGTTGAACAAGCAATGAGTGCAAGTTATGCTCAAACAGAACAATACTTTATACAACATAGTGATAATCTAATGCCTCGTGTACACCAGATGCGTACAGATGTTGCACAATATTATCACTCTAAAAAGCCAAGTTTACGTTTACAATATGTTACAGGTGCTGATGAAAGGATGAATTTCCAGATGAATGGTACTGATCTTTTATTAAGAGATCTTAATATATTTTGTACAACTAAAACAAACTCTCGTGCTATTATGGAACAGCTAAAACAATTAGCTATACAAAATAACACAACAGGTGCATCTATATACGATCTTGGTAATGTAATTAAATCTGAGTCTATAGCAGAGCTTACAGGAGTTCTTAAATCAGCTGAGCAGAAAACAATGCAGATGAAGCAGCAAGAAATGCAACAACAGCAAGAAATGCAGCAGCAGCAGATTGAATCTATGGAACGTCAAAAACAAATGGATTTACAATTTAGATCTCAAGAAGCAGAAAGAGATAGACAAACACAAATTACAGTTGCTGAAATTAGATCTGCAGCATATGGAGCACAATCAGATATTAATCAAAATTTACAATCTGATTATCAAGATGCTTTAGAAGGTATACAACAGCAGGATAATTATAAAGAGACAATGAACTTTAAAAGAGAGCAAGAAATAAATAAAAATAATTTTAATGCTCAAAAGACAAATATAGAGAGAGAAAGACTACAAGCACAAAAAGAAATAGCTGATAAACAGTTGCAAATAGCTCGTGAAAATAAGAATAAATATGATGTTAAACCATCTTCTGAAAAGAAGAAATAAAATTATAGCTCTATTATCCATTGCTTTGTTTTTTTAAAGTGTGCATATTTAAATTTTTAAAATTTATTTTGTATATTTTAAATGTAGATATTACTAATATAAAAACCAACAAAAATGAGTGAAAATCAATCAAATGTGCAGACTTCTGTACAACAAGTAGATGTAGATATTGATAATTGGTTAGGTGCTCCAGGAGCTGAAAGTATTGTAACTCCATCTATAGGAGAAGCAACAGAACTTAAACCAAATATCTTTAGTGCTAAAAAACAAGACCTTAGCTTTCTAGATAAAGATGATGATGAAGAGAAAACAGATGATGAAGTAAAAGAAGAAGCTAAAGAAGTTTTTAAAGAACTTGATAAAGAGTTTTTAAATCAAGATGAAGAAGAAGAGGTTGAAAAACCTAGATCTGATCGAGGAAGACCTCGAACAGAAAAATCTGGATTAGTAGAGTTTCTTAAGAAACGTATTGAGTCAAATGAAATGTTTGCATTTGATGATTACGATGAAAAGAAAGAATCTTTAGATGATTATCTTGGAAAACTTAGTGAAAAAGATATTGATGAGCTTTGGAAAGCAAATGTAGATAATTTAAAAAATGAGGTGGCTTCTCAAACCCCTCAACAGTTCTTTGAGTCTCTTCCTGAAGAGTTGCAATATGCAGCTAAATATGTAGCTGATGGTGGGCAAGATCTTAAAGGATTGTTCCAAGCATTAGCTCAAACAGAAGAAATTAGATCTTTGAACCCTGTAGATGATAATGACCAAGAATTGATTATTCGTTCTTATCTTCAAGCCACTCGATTTGGTAGCCAAGAAGAAATAGAAGAAGAAATTGAAACTTGGAAAGATCTTGGAGTTCTTGAAAAGAAAGCAAAACAATTCAAGCCAAAGCTTGATCAAATGCAAGAGCAAGTTGTTCAAGCTAAAATTCAAGAACAAGAATATCATAAACAGCAACAAGAAAACGCAGCGCAAGCTTATATGCAAAATGTGTTTGAAGCATTACGTCCAGCTGAGATTAATGGTCTTAAGCTTGATAAAAAAACACAAGCACAACTCTATACAGGACTTGTTCAACCACAATATCCTTCCATCAATGGTCGTCCTACAAATCTTTTAGGACATCTTTTAGAAAGATATCAGTTTGTTGAACCAAACTATCCTCTTATTGCTGAAGCTCTTTGGTTACTTTCTGATCCTGATTCATATAGAAATGAACTTAAAAAACAAGGTAAGAATGCTGCTGTTGAACAAACAGTTAGACAACTAAAAACAGAGCAAGCTCGTAAAAATTCTTCTACACCTTATGAAGAAGAAGAGCAAAAACCTAGAAAGATTACAAGACAACAAAATATTTTTAAACGTTAATTTAAATTCTAAACCCTAAAAAACAGAAAAATGAGTACTCCAGTTTTAAACAATGGTATTTTTCTACGTGACACGCAGTATCACACTAGCTCTCACGTAGACTCTTATCACCTGGTGAACATGTTGAAGAGTGCAGAACCCACAGATTTGGGTCCTGTTGATCTTTGGGCTATGGCTCAAAAGGTTGAAATGCCTCTTTATCAAATGTCCAGCTTTGGTGGTAAAAACGTTATCATGGTAGATAACGCACGTGGTGAATACAAGTGGCAAATTCCTGTTGCACAAGATCTTCCTTACATTGTAGAAGATATTGAAGCAGAGAATGGAACCAAAGGTATTGATGGTCAAACATTTAAAATCAAGTTAAACAGACGTATGTTTGGACATGGTGATATTATCACTTATGACAAATATAACGGTGTGGAAATGTACATCACAGCTGATGATGTTATTCCTACTAACGATGGTTTTGTTTACACAGTACAGCTTGTAAACAATGACAACACTAAATATTTGGATAACAAATATTTGAAAGTTGGTACAAAGGTATTTCGTAAAGGTAGTGCTCGTGGAGAATATGGTGAGCGTTTCTCAGATTTGGGAGATGTTCGTGCAGGTTTCCGTGAGTTCTATAACTATGTAGGTGGTGCTGAAGCTCACGTACACTATTCTATTTCTTCTCGTGCTGACCTTATGATGAAAGGTGGTATGAAAGCTGATGGAACTGTACCTGTAATTGAGCTTTGGAGAAACTTTGAAAAAACAAACGATCCTTCTATTACTAGCCTTGAAGATATGGCTGCTAAACTTGGTAAGGATTATGTAAAGAAAGCTTATCAATCAGGACAACTTACTCGTACTTTCTTGACTACTTTAGAAGCTGCTCACCTGACTAAGATTGCTAATGACATCGAAACCTACTTGATGTGGGGACAAGGTGGACGCATTAAGCAAGATGGTCCAGATGATCTGCGTCTTTCTGTGGGTCTTTGGAAGCAACTTGATAACTCTTACAAGCGTATCTACAACCGTGGTTCTTTCAATCTTGATCTGTTTAAATCTGAGATCTTCAACTTCTTCAATGGTCGTGTGGAGTTCAAAGGTCCAGATCCTCAACGTTCTTTGATTGTTCAAACTGGTATTGGTGGTATGAAGCTTGTTAACGAAGCTATCAAGCGTGAAGCTGTTAACTCTGGTTTGGTTCTTAATGCTCATGAACTTGGAGCTGTAACTGGTAAAGGTCTTGATCTGAATTTTGGATTTGCCTACACTAGCTACGTAATTCCTTTCTTGGCTAACGTTAAGTTTGTACTAAATCCTGCATTTGATAACGTACACACTAACGATATTGAGAATCCAATCATCGATGGTTTCCCACTTTCTTCTTACAACTTTATCATTTTCGATATCACTGATAACACAAATGATAACATCTACTTGTTGAAACTTTCTTGGGATAATCAACTTAAGTGGTTCTACCAAAATGGTACTATGGACTACATGGGTCGTACTCAAGGTTTCCAATCTAGTGGACAATTCAATGGATATCGCGTATTTATGACACAAACAATGCCTGCAATTTGGGTGAAAGATCCTACCAAGGTGTTGAAGATTGTTATGCGCAATCCTGTTACTGGTGGTTCATTCTAATTTAGTATAACGTACCTTGGGGCTTACCATAAGAACAGCCCCAGGGTCTTTATATATTTATCAATAATTAAAAACTCCAAACAATGGCTGGAAATCCTAAAACTCCAAAATCTAAATCTGGACTTGGTTCTGCTTCTGGTTATAAAAGAACAGCTCCATCTACATCAGGTGTTAAACCTCGTGTAAATAATAAGAATGTACCTGAAAGAAGTACATCCACTGCTCAAAAAATGATGTATGGTGGAACTACCAAAAAGAAAAAATAATTTCTATGAAAACTCAAGTTGTTTTTGCTAAAAGTGTTTATGATACTAAACCAAGGCCCAGTAAGCCAAAAAAGTAACATAAATTATTTTTAATCCCTCAACCTATTGTATGCGTACCAAGCTGATCACTTGGAGAGTTCGCAACTCTCATTAGGTACTAAATCATAAATAATATGATATCATTAAAAAAACTCATTCAAGTTCCTGGTAGTCCAGATATTGCTCTTAAGCAACAATGGAAGGAAAGTGAAGCAGCTCCTGCGCGCATCGCGCACGTGAATAGACTCTCAAGAGATGTCTATGATATAGTAACTTATAGTGTAGATATGGAAGAGGGATCTGTAATTACTGTACCAATTGATTCTAAAAAAGGAATTTTAGATATTGAAAATGCTGATGATGGATCAGTAAAATTGGATATATATTTACAAAATGATGAAATAACAAATGATAGAACAAAGTTTTATATACAACTTTCTGTATATACAACAAACTTCAACGTACTTCCAATTGCAATAGGAAGAGGAATAAGTACTGACTTGTTTCATGTGGAAATTAGAAATCTTGATATTGCATCAACTTGGGATAATTTGTATCTTTATTATGAACTTGTTAAAATAGATTAAAATGGCACTTGAAATTTTTACACGCGTAGGAAAACTGGTTAGAGTAAAAAATCAAAAAGCAAAATCATTTTCTAATGAAAATGAAGAGTATGTTGCTGTTCTTGTTAAATCTGGTGCAGAAGTAAAAGCACTTTTGTTTACAGATGCAGAACTTCAAAAAGCTGTTTTACGTGCTGAAAAGAACAAAGAAGACCAACCTAAACAAAGTTGGATTTCAAAGATATTAGACTAATTAGTTGTATATTGCAACTAATTTATTATAAACCAATAAAAACCAAACATGAGTAGTGTTACTATCGTGGAGAAGTATCCACAAAACAAAAAATCAAGCATTGCTGTACGACCTTTTTTTGATTCTAATGTAGACAACATGGGATTACAAAAATATGGTTTAACTCTCTTTGATGGCGCTGTACACGAAGAACAACTTGCTTGTTTAGAGATTAACGGAATTAAACGTTATCTCACTGGACTAAATGAGTTTGCTCCTGAAATTAAAGATCTTCCTTTAGATGAACAAGAAGCTAAAGTGAAAGAAATTAGAAAGGTGGTTTGCCATTTAGAAAAAGTGTTGGCAGCAAATGTTCTTGATCCTGAAGATGTAGACTTTTGGAATAAAGTTAAGATTGCTGGACCTAACAATAGTAATCTGTGGGATAAGATTTTAATTCGTGTTGGGAATGAACCATTACATTTAGAGCCAGAAAAAGATCCATATGATCTTATCAAACTCTACGCAATTGAAGCTGGAGGATTTTCAATGGTTGCTAAGTCACTAGATGACGCACGCAAGATGGCTGTACCTCCTAAGTTCTTTTTAGATAAGTTGGAAGAAACAGTTTCTACAAATACAGAAGTTAAGAAGCTTAGAAATAAATCTCTTGCTGAACTTCAGAAGCTCTTTGATAAGAATACAAATAAACTTTTCTATGTTGCTAAGCTATTAGATCCTAATAGTGCACAATATAAAAAGTCTACACCAAATGATGTTATCTATGATAACATGGATAAATATATTAATGGTGATCTTTTAGAAAAAAATAAGCGTAAAACAGCTGAAAAGTTCTTAGAAGTTGTTAACTTAGATATGGAGAGTCTTAAGATTCGTGCTCTTGTAAAAGATGCGCATTATTATAAGATGATTGCTACAAAAGCTGATGGGTTTATTTATCATATGGCTACTACTACAATGATGGGACGTACACAATCTGATGTTGTAGAATATCTTAAGAATCCTCTTAATGAAGAAATTCTTGTAGATCTTACTAAAAAAGTAGAACAATACTGGAATAAATAATATGGCAAAGAAAGAAATGATAAAGCGCAAGGATGGGTCCTATAGCCAACGTGGGCTATGGGACAATATCCGTGCAGCTAAAGGATCAGGTAAAAAGCCTACAGCTGAAATGCTTAAACAAGAAAAAAAGATTAAAGCTAAAAAGAAATAACATGGCAAAGAAACGTTCATCAATAGGGATTGATAAAAATTACCAAGCCGAATGGGATTATAAAACTTTAAACGAAGCTGAAAAAATTAAAAATGATGCTAATCGATTTAAAAGTGTTCAAGGTTATGCCAAAGAACAAATTAAAATGTTAGGAGGTATCATATCAAAGCCTGCAGTATCTAGATCATCTTCTAAAAAGAAGTAATATGGCAAAGGATAAAAAATGGATTCAAAAAGCTACAGCTTCTATTAAACGTAGAGGTACAGAAGGAGTTTGTACTGGATCTAAGTTTGGTGGCCCCACTTGCAAACCTGGTACAAAACGTTACAATCTTGCTAAGACTTTTAGAGCAATGGCTAAAAAGAAATAACAATATACAAAATGAAAAAAAGTTCAAAAAACTCAAAGCAACAAGCTGCCATTGCAATCTCAATGAAAGCAGCTGGTAAAACTCCTAAGATGAAATCTGGAGGTTCTTTAAAACCTGTTGATTCTTCTAAAAATCCAGGACTTTCTAAGCTTCCTACAGCTGTTAGAAATAAAATGGGCTATCAAAAAAATGGTGGTCAAGTTAAAATGAAAATAGGTGGTAGTTGTGGTACACCAAAACGCCTTGCTAAAGGTAAATAACATAAAAATTTTATAAAAAGAAAAAATAACATGAAAAAAGTAATCTTAGTATTGAGTATTGTAAGTGCATTTATTGGATGTACATCTTCTGTATCTTCTGAAAAAGAAGTAGTAAGTGATTCTACAATTGTTGTAGATAGCGTTAAAGTTGATTCTGTTAAAGTAAAGTAAAATGGCAAAGTCACCAGCTTGGCAACGTAAAGAAGGAAAATCACCATCTGGTGGTTTAAATGCTAAGGGTAGAGCTTCTTATAATAAAGAAACAGGTGGTAATTTAAAACCACCTCAACCTCAAGGAGGCTCTAGAAAGAAGTCATTTTGTGCTAGAATGGAAGGGCACAAGAAAAAAAATACATCAGCTGAAACAGCTAGAGATCCTAACAGCAGAATAAATAAATCTCTGCGTAAATGGAAATGTTAAAATGAATAACAATCTTCTACAAATAAAAATTAAACAGCGTCTTAATAAACTTGCTTCATTTGATTATGATAATATAGAATGTTGGCAAATACAAGAAGCTTTTAATAAAGCTCAATTGGAGTGGGTGAGAAGACAGATTTATGGAATAAATACAAGAAAAGAAGGATCTGAAGAATCCACTGGATTAGTTGATGATTTACAAGTTCTTTTAAAGAGTGGTAAAGTAAACCCTGTAGATAAAAAATACTTTTATCAAGGAGAGCTTCCTGATGACTATTTATACTATGTGCGTGTAGATGCGTTTGCAGCTAGTGATTGCTGCACTGAAAAAAGAAGAATGGTTATATACCAAACAGAAGAAGCAAACATGGGCATTCTTCTTACAAGTGATACAAAAGGTCCTAGTTTTGAATGGGGAGAAACATTAGCCACACTTGTAGGAAACACTGTAAGAGTGTACACTAATGATGAGTTTTTTATTACAGATCTTACACTTACATACTTTAGAAAACCTGTAGAAGTTCTTTTTAAAGATTGTATAAATCCAAGTACAGGATTAATAAATACTTCTGATCAAGAGTGTGAGTTAAAAGATGATGTCGTAGAAATTGTTGTAGATCAAGCAGTTACAATTTTAGCTGGGGATATAGAATCTATAACACAGTTTCAAAGAGAACAACAAGCAGTACAAACAAATAGTTAAACATGCAAAAGATATCAAGACCTACAATTTTTAGTACAAAAGGATCTGAAGCAACCACAGCTCCTATTAAGACAGGAATTAAAGCAGCTCCTACAAAAGGAAAAAATCCTTTAATTGATGAGTCTTGTATAAGCTTTCTTAACTATCGTGCTCAACAAGAAGATCAATCTTCTCGTATTTATTTAGCAATGTCTCTTTGGTTAGACAATGCTGG